TCCCGAACGACGTCGTCGAAGCCTGCGAAATGCACGTGCTCTCGCGCTACAAGGCGCGCGGCCGCGACCTCACGGTCCGGTCCCAGACGCTGACCGGCGTGTTCCAGGCGCAATATTGGGGCGACCCCGCGAAAGGCGCGATGAACGTCATGGATATACTCGCCCCGACTTTGCTGAATTATCGCGTCCCGGTGGTCGGCTGATGGATATCGCCGGCGGCATGGCGCAAATGCAGGCGATGGCGGTCGAGGCGGTGATCGCTGGCGGCGGCGACATGACCCTGACCCGCAACGCCCAGGTCGCAGCGGATCCTGCGGCGCCATGGAAAACCCAGACGCAGGTCAATGAGGCGCCGGCCAGGGTCATCCTGCAGCCGCTCGACATCGCCTTTTTCAAGGAAGGCGCCGATCTCTCCGGGCAGGGTGGCGCTCTGATCGCCTTCGAAACAGCGCCCGATTTTACCCCGGCCCCGGGCGACATGCTGACCGACGCCAATGGCGTCAAATATTCCATCCTGCAATCGACGCCCGTGGTTCCGCTCAATGCGCAGCTGTGGCGCCTTGTGATCCGAGCCTGACGCCATGCCCATGACGGCGCAGCAAACCCAGGACGCGGCGAACGCCCTGTTCTGGGCAGCGTGGCAGGCCGCCAGTCCGGCCTTGAACGGCGGCGCCGTCGCCCGCGTCGAATGGGACGCTGTCGGCGACGCCGATCTCAAGGACAAGGACGACGCCTTCGCCCGGGTGAAATTCCTGACGCTCTCCGGGCGCCAGACCTCGTTCGGGCCGCCGGGCGGCCGGCGTTTCACCAACAATTTCGCGGTTTCGGTCGAAATCTATGTCCCGCGCGGGCGCGGACGCCAGATTGCGAACGGTCTCGCGCAAATCGCCGTCGACGCCTTCGAGGGCGTCGCGCTTCAGGGCGGCGACGCCTTTTTCACCGGCGTCTATCCGAAGGAAGCCGGCGCTTACGCCAATTTCTGGGAAATCGACGTCGCGGCTTACGGCCAATACACCTCGCTCGCCTAAAGGACGCAGCTCATGACCATTACGATCGACTCCAATTCAACCCAGCTGTCCGGCGCGGCCGAAGTCGTCGGCTCGCCCGGCACGCTGCCCGGCACGCCGGTCTGGTACATCCTGCAGCCGAACTCCTATTCGGACTTCGGCGCCAAGATCAAAACCGAGCCGCGCCAGCCGATCACCGCCGGCCGCCAGCGCCTGAAGGGTCCGCTGGTCGATCTGGATTCGATGGGCGGCTTCGAGGTCGATTTCTCGCAGAACGCCTTCATCCCGTTCATGCCGGGCCTGTTCATGGCCGCCTGGCGCAACAAATGCGTCAATACGCCGAGCGCAGTTTCCTCGACCGTCTATACGGTCGCGGGCACAACCAATTGCGTCGCCAATTCGCTGGTGGTCGGAACCGGGTTCGGCGTCGCTGGCAACAACGGTCTGAAAGTCGTCACCGCCGTCACCGGCACCACGGTCGCCGCCGCCGGCCTCGCTGTTGAGACGCCGCCCTCGACCGCGCTGCTTTCGGTTTGCGGCTATCAGGGCGCCTCGGCCGACATCACGATCGACGCCTCCGGCGCGCTGCCGGCGATCAAGTCGACCACGATCGATTTCACCACGCTCAACCTTCTCCCGGGCGAATGGATCTATATCGGCGGCGATTCTGCGGGATCGAAATTCGCCACCGCCGCCAACAATGGCTGGGCGCGCGTCTATTCCGTCGCCGCGCACACCATCCAGCTTGACCGCTGGCCCGGCATCATGGCGTCGACCGTGATGGTGACCGACACCGGAACCGGCAAGACGATCCAGTTGTTCTTCGGCAATGTCATCCGTAACGAGCCGACCGCCAATCTGATCATCAAGCAGTCTTACGCGCTTGAACGCCAGATCGCCTCCGCCGATTTTGAAATGCTCAATGGCATGTATATCGACGGCGCCGACATCAAGATTTCGGCCGGTCACAAGATCACGATGGCGCTGAAATGGAAGGGCACGACTCGCAGCACGTCCGCATCGGCGGCGAGCGGCACGCGCGTTCCATTGACGGTGGAATCGGCGCTCAACGCCACCTCCAACGCCTCTTTGGTGCAGATGGTGCGCAATGACACCAAGGCCCCGATCTTCGCCTACATCACCGACACCACAATATCGGTCAACAACAACATCACGCCGGTCAAGGCGGTTGGCGTGCTTGGCGCGATCGATCAGACGCTCGGCTTCTTCACCGCCGCCGCGCAGACCACGGCCTATTATACCAGCGAGGCCGCGCTGACCGCGATCATGAACAACGTCGATTTCTCCGTCACGACCGGCATGGCGGGCGGCAACGCCGGATGGGTGCTCGACCTCCCGACTTCGGTCGGCTCGGACGCCAATATCAAGGTCGAACTCAACAAGCCGATCACGCTTCCTCTCAAGGTGGATGCTGCTGAAAACTCGACCTTCCTGCATTCGATGCTGGCGGTCCAATTCCCGTATCTCCCGACCGTGATCGCGCCGTGATCGTCATTTTAGCGGCGGCTCGCCGATAAGGAGCGCCTTACAGGCCAATGCGATATAGCGCGGGATGGCGGATTTTCCGCTTTCCCACGCCATGATTGAGTTTTTAGAGCAACCGAGTTCTTCCGCCGCTTTGGCTTTCGTCCAGCCCAAACGGATACGCCATTCGGCAAAGGTCTTGGCGGTCATTTGTTCTTCCACTTGATGAGGTGGGGGAACGGGCTTTCGGTCACGCGAATAAATTCATGGACCACTTTGCCACTCTCATCCTTGAGAGTGCGAACTTTTTGGTTCGGGAAGCTATCCATCATGTCGTTGTGGAGCATGAATTTGAATGCTTCCTTTTTCGTGAATGAGGCCGGAAGGGTCATGATCGGCTGATTATCGATATGGACTGAAAACATCTGGCCAACTCCTCTTATGAGAATTAATATAATCCCAAATTTGGGAGTTGTAACCGTATAAAAGCGCAAATTTGCGCTTTTCTCTCAAAAATTCGGAGACAAGTATGCCGTCACCCTATGCGCGCTTCAAGACCGACAAGGCCAAGGAGACGGAAGGAACCTGGGTCGATTTCGGCGGCTTCGAGCTGAAACTGAAACGCGCCAATCCTTCGAACAAGGCCTATATTAATATGCTGGAGAAGACGCTGCTCAAGCCCTATGCGCGGGCGATCGGAGGCGGCACGCTGGAAAGAAGCGTTTCCGTGCCTCTGCTCGCCCGCGTCTTCGCCAACACCATCGTCACAGATTGGCGCTCGGAATTGGGCGACCATGTGATTGAGGGCGATGATGGCGCACCGCTCACGTTCTCGCCGGAGGCCTGCGAAAAGATGTTGTGCGACCTGCCTGACTTCATGGACATGGTCCAGACTGAGTCCGTTAAGCTCGACAATTTCATCGCCGAGCAGCGCGAGGCCGACGCAAAAAACTCCGAGACTTCCTCGACTTCGATCTGATCCACGGCGATCATATCCGAAGCCTCGAGGAGCAGGGCGTGGAGTTGCCTCCCGCCCTGACGCGCCCCAAACTCGGGGAAGGCCTGGCCTTCTACTGGAGCGCGTTTCTGGAACTGTCGTCCTGCCGTTCGATCGGGTTCGGCGTCGCCGGCCAGATCCCCTGGCTCGCGATCCGCGCTTTTGCGCAGGACCGCGAGCTTGACGACGAAGACGCCGATTATTTCCTAGCGATGATCCGCGCGCTCGACGGCGTCTATCTCGCGCATATGAACAAGGGAGGGGGCGATGGCTGATTTTCGCATGCTCGCCTCGTCCCTGCGCCAGCGCGCGGCGGCTGTTTCGTCCGCCGTGACGCAATTGCAGATCGATATCGCCGAGGCCATTCTCGACGAACTGGAAAGCGCGACGCCGGTCCTGACCGGACGCGCGCAGGAAAACTGGCATGTCGCCATCGGCGCGCCGGCTGATCGCTTCGACGCGACGCCCGGCAAGCGTCTTCGGTCCACGGCCGAGGAACATCGCAAGGCGGTCGCGCGCATCGTGCGGTCCGGATTGCGCGATCTCGGCATTCAGCCCGGCCCGGGACAGGGCGGCGCGATCTATATCGACAACGCCGTGCCTTACATCCTGAAGCTTTTGCATGGCGAGAGCCGGCAGGCGCCTCCCGGCTGGGTCGAAGAGGCGGTCAAGCGCGGCGTGGCGCGCGGCATGCAGCAGCAATCGTCCCGCAACATTGGCGTTAAGGTGGCGTGATGGCGGAAGAAGAACACGTCGTCATATCGGTCGAACAGCAGGGCGCCGATCAGGCCGCGTCCGGCATCGGCCGCGTCGCCGATGCGGCGGACCAGGCGGCTGGATCGACCGACAAGCTTGCCGTTTCGCAGGCCGGCGCATCCTCGGCGCTGAAAGAAACCGGGGCGGCGGCGCAAGCCTCCGGCTCCAATCTGTCCTTCCTGCAACAGCAGATGGCGCAGCTTTCCATTGTCGGCAATGGCGTGGCGCTGGCGCTTAAAAGCGTGGCGACGGCAGTGACAGGGTCGCTGGTCGCGTCTCTGGGCTCCTATCAGGATTCCCTGCGTCAGACTGAAGGCTCGCTGCAAGTCCTACTGCACTCCGCCGAAGACGCCAAACAGGCGATGTCCGATCTGGTCGAACTATCCGGACGCTCCGGATCGAGCGTCGGCGATCTCAAGCGCGCCTATGCCGATATCTATAATTCTTCGGCCGCCGACGGGACCGAAGACACGAAATCGCTGCTCAAGACCTTGCAGGATCTGAACACGGTCTATCTGACCGGGCCGAAGGAAGGCGCGGAGGTGATCCGCGATCTCGCCAAGGCGATGAAGGACGGCTCTGGCTGGTCCGAGGTCTATGACAAGGCGCTCAACCAGGCGCCCGGCATCGCTCTGGCGATGGAGAACGCTTTTCACAAGAGCGGCGACAGTCTCAAGACCTTTTTGCAGGCAGCGTCGCAGGATTCCGGCGCGCTGGAAAAGCAGCTTGTCGGGTTGCAAACTCGGCTCGCGCTCATGGGCGCGCGCGGCGGCGACAGCCCGATTGAACGATTTCGGACCGATCAGCTCAAGAAGCAGATCGAGGACGTTAAAGATCAATTGGCCTTGGCCGATAAGGATCTCGCTTCGACCTTCGGCCAGTGGGCGCAGGGCGTCTCCGGCAACATCGCCGCGGCGGCGGAAAAGACCGCGCTGACCGGCGACCAGATGGCGGCGCGGCTGAAGCAGAGTTTTCTCAACGCCGAAAGCGCGATCGCGAGCTCGATCTTCGGCGGCGGCGGCGACGCCAATAGTTTGGGACAGCAGGCGTTCACGCTGCTGATCCAGAATATCGACACCGTGACGCGGCTGGCCAATATCGGCGCTGTTGCGCTGACCGGCTATTTCGCGCCCTTCGTCGGCGGCTCGGCTTTGGCCGGCGTGCTCGGCATGTCGGCGGCGCTGCTGCAATTCGGCCAAACGACCGATGCGGCGAGCAAGGCGGCTCTCGTTTTGGGATCTGCGCTCGCGGGCTGGAACGCGCTTGGGCCGGTCGGCGGCGTGATTGGCAGCCTGACCGCCTTGA